AGCCCGAACGCTCCAATCAGGATCGGCAGAATCGCTTCCGCGATCTCAATGATCGGAGGAATCAGCTGCGAAAACAGGTCGATAAGCGGAGGCAACAGGCCGCTCGCAAGATCAGCCAGAAGCGGAAGCAGCTCTACCAGCGCTTCGCCAAGGAGTGGAACCACTTCGGCAGCAGCGGCCATGAGAGGCGGCATGATCTCGCGAAGGGCATCCATGAGCTGAGGCAGCAGCTCCATGATGAACGGCTGCATCTCAAAGAAGAGCTCGATCGCACTGTTTTTCAGCTCGTTCAACATCTTGTCGAACTGCATGCCGGTTGTCGAAGTCACCTTCTCAAAAGCTGCTTCGACCGCTCCCGTCTCAGCTGCCATCTCAGCCAGGACTTCGCTGTAATGCTCGGCATTCTGCCCTGACATTGTCAGAGCTGCGGAGCCCGCTTCGATGCTTCCGAACATGTCAGCCATTTGCAGGCCGTTTGCCTCAGCATGATCGCCGATCAGCGTCAGGAGCTCAGACAGCGGCACGCCTTCAGCCATCAGTTCCGCGAAGGACTTGCCGGCATGCTGGGTATTCTTCGTGGCGGCCTTCAGGGCGTCGCTGCCCTTCGTGCCAGACTTGCCAAGCTCATTGAGGAGGCTGTTCAGTTTCGTCGTTGCCTGAGCAGTCGGAATACCCTGGGCTGTCATGACGGACAGTGCGGCACCGATCTGTTCGAAGCTGACGTTCATGGCTGCAGCAGTCGGCGTGACCTGCGCAAGGCTGTGCCCAAGTTCATCGACGGTTGTTTTGCCAAGGTCCTGTGTCTTCTGCAGGATCTCATGGACGCGCGATGTCTCGGTTACGTCCATTTTGTAGGCGTTGAGGATCGATGTTGTTGCGTCGACAACGGTGTCGAGCGTTGTGAAGCCCGACTTGGCCAGCATCGTCGACTGCTCGAGGAACGCCAGAGCCTCTGCCATATCATCAGATGCCGGGATGCCAGAAGACAGCGCCAGCGTGAAGCCATCGGTCAGCTCACTCGCTGCCACACCCGTGCTGCTCGAGAGCTCGAGCATGCGCCGGTTTAGATCATCCATGTTCGGCGTGAACTCGCCAAACAGCGTGCTGGCATTCGCCATGCCCTGTTCGAAGTCAGACCCGAACCGGATTGCAGCAGTTCCAGCCGCAGCGATGCCAGCTCCAAGCGCAAGGCCTAGCTTTGCGGCTGTCGCACCGAACTGACTCGCGCGGCCTTCCACCTTGGCATTAGCCTGGTCGAGATCGTGCTCGATCAGGCTGCCGTCTGCGCGTAGCTCATAGAGGACTTTGCCATCTGCCATTTGCCAGTCCTCCTTTGCTCATGATCTGGAAACGGATTTCGCGAATGCGAACAGGGCTTCAAGACCCTGCTGGTAGCTCACCTGGGCGGCCTTCAGGGCATAGAATCGTTTTGCTTTGAGTAGGGCTTCACGGGACTTTGCGTTGTGCTTATCTGGCATCGGCACTTCAGCTGCACGGATCCGCACAACTTCACGCAGCTTTGTGTTGTCTGGCAAACCATCCATAAGGGCGGAGAACTCCGCCCAGGACATCCGACCGCGCTCCCGCAGGAGATCGATGCCGTATGCGGACCGGAAGCTTGCGAAGATATACGCAGCGTCCTCGGTGTAATCCATGACCTTCGGGCCGCCTTCGGAAGGCCGCTTATCAGTCTGGATGTGCTCGCTGAAGATGACGGAGAGAAGGCGATGCTGGTCCTCTTGGGCGAGTCGTTTCCAGCGCCTGCCGGAGACCAGAATCTGAAGTGCAATTTCGAGCTTCAGACCGTCATCGGGCTCAGGATCAGCCATGAGCTCATAGACCAGGAGCACGCGGTCAAATGACAGGCGCAGCTTGAACCTCCGCCCGTCCAGACTCACCTCATGGCGCTGTGGCCGAGTGAGGCTGAGCATGCCGGCCTCACTTCCTGAACGGCAGAATGCCCCTCGATGTGCCGTAGTTCTCGCGCAGCCTGTCGGCCTTCTCCTTCGCCGCTGCAGTCACGCGAGGAAAAACGACTTGGATCAGGAACGGGAACACTTCTGTCGCGATCTCGGTGGGCCTGTGCTCATAGTGGTCAAAGATCACTTCCGCATTCTCGTCGCCAAAAACAAGCCGGACCATGTTGACGACAGCATTGCCGTAGGCCGTGTAGGCCTCGATGAGATTCGTCTGCGTTCCGTCAGACGTAGCCTTTTTGATCGTCTGTTCGGCCATGATGATGCTGTTCCAGCGCTCATTGAACGCCTTCCCGAGCTGGTCAACATCAAAGTCGACCTGAATCGTTCTGACGGTATTGCCGGCCTCATCGCAGAGCGCGATTTCCTCTTTCAAACGCTTAGTCCGCTGAAGCTTGTACATTTGAGTTCCTCCCCGCATATGAGAAGAGGCGGGGATCACCCGCCTCTTCTATCAGTTCTGTTGTTGCTGTTGATCGTGATCAGGTCACGGTGCCGATGCTGGGCTGGCCGTTGCTGTGGATCTCGACAATGAGGCTGTTCGGTGCAGTAGCGTCGCCCATGCCCATGGTGATCTTCGCGAGCGTCACCGCCCAGATGATCTGCTCATTGCCGCGAGACAGGCGGATGTACGTTTTGCGCTTCGTTCCGAATCCGTACCGCCTCGCCGGATCCGTCAGATAGTCAGACACGGTGTCGCCAGGCATGACCTCGCCAGTGAAAGTCGAGATCCACTGTCCTCCCGTGACCTCCGTCCGGCCCCAACCGCCGTCGCCGTAGTAAGACGCCTGAAACAGGATTTCATTGAGCGAGGGCGCAATGTTCTTGAAGCACGCCCCCATGTCGGACCAGGTGGGGTCGACCGCCGCATCAACTCTGGTGTCGAGCTCTGCTTTGATTGTGTTGTTGATCTCGAGGTCCGGAAGCGGACTCGGAATAGTCGGGATAGGCATTCTTCTCTCTCCTTACGAGTAGTATGTGATCTCGACGTTGTTCACGTAGAGCCACAGCTTTGTTGATTCGTCCTGACCTACGGGGATTGCACCGCCAGACTGCATTGTCTTGACCCGCCACCCATCTCCCGAAGGGTACTCGGCAGCCCTGGTCATCAGGCGTCCAAGGCCGTCGCACAGTGCAGCAGCTTCCATCTGAGAAGCACGCTTGACATAGACAGTCAGAGTCATGTCACGCAGCTCTCTGCGATCGAAGTAGGTGTTGAGCACTCCGGCAGCATTGGAGCTGATGGTCACCGCTTCTTCAGGCCCAGGGATTCCGATCGTGATGCTCTGGCCTGACTTGGCAGCGACCCACTCCCTGATTTCAGAGATCATCTCGCCATAGTCCATGTCAGACCTCTTCCTGCACAACCTTCTGTGCCATTCGCATGTACTTCGCGCGGTTCAGCTTGTAGGCGTGGTGTGCCCACATAAGCCGGGCCTGTTTGTTCTTGTCCGTGCTCGGTCGCCCGGTGTAGTAGACGCGCCTGGCGTAGGGAGTGTCCCAAACGAGCAAACCCTTCTCGGGGTCGCTGGCCCGAATGGATGAGTCGATCAGCTCACCTGAGTAGTGCCGGGCGTAAGAGTTCGCATCCTTCAGGAACTCGTTGGCCATGATGAGGGTCGCCTTTTCTCCGGCAGCCTTCAGCCTGGCGGCAACCGCCTTCTTGTTGAAGGTCACCGTCACTTTCCCAGCCATCAGATCAGCCCCACTTCCAGATGATGAGGCCCAAACGCGATCAGAGTGTCGACCGATGCGACGTGAAAAATGGCCCCGTCATGAATCACCTTCTGCCCAAGCTTGAACTCGGCTCCTAGCGGCCTGCTGTTCACAAGGTCGAAGAAGAGCACCGCCTTCAGCTGAACCTGCTGATTACTGGCATCTAGCTTCAAGCTGGAGTTAGGCTCGATCCTGACATGCTCAAGCTCAACGCTTCCCGCAGATTCCTCCATCTGCCATGCGTCAAGAACAACATCCTGCAGTGTCGCAGTATGCGGAAGCAGATAGAGCGGAATTGGAGGCACATACCTCATAGCCCAGCACCTCTAAAAAGCATGCCTGTCGGCCAGAGGATGGAGGCAAGCAGAGGCGAAACGGGGATCCCTGCATGGACAGCACCGGCAGTGCTGTCATAGCTGAACCGACCGATTGTCACCTTGTTTGCTCCACCACTCGAGCTTAGCAGCGCTGCCATACCACCCTGAGCTGCCATGTAGGCCACCTGGGCGGCGGTTGCATCCTTCACCAGCGGCTTATCTTCGTCAGGCAAGTCATCGAGCTTCTCGCCGATCTGGTTGCCGCAGATGCTGTTGATCAGGCGCGAAGCCATCTGCTCCAATTGCGTGAAGTCGGCAGGAGCCGGCTGGCCGGTGAACCCTGCGTAATAAGCAGCGTCGATATATGCCATCTCGGCCCCTCCTTCCTACTTCTTCGCGGTGCTGCGTCTCGCAGCAGGCTTCTGCACTGTTGCTCCAGGTTCGACGAGCGTTGCAACTGTCGCGGCTTCAGGAGCCTTCTCGATGGTCGCGGGTTCGGATGCAGCAGCCTCCGGTGTCGTTTCCTCCCAGCTGGGAGAGGCGATGAGCACGTCGAGAACCGACTGGTGCTCAGAGACGTTCATCACCTCGCCGCTGGTCACGTGCCTAAACGTGCGCACATCAGCCTCCCTACGCCGTCTTCTTGACCTGGACAGTCAGAGCGCGGCTGATCTTCTGGCCGTAGCAGATGCGGCCCTTGACGGCAGATGCACCGACAAAGAGAGCGTCACCAGACAGGTCCTGCACATACGGGTTCACGCGCCAGTCGATGACACGGTGAGACCAGCCAGGATGCCCGGCGATGAACTCCGTCTTCGGGCTTGAGAAGTTGTTCGTCTCGAAGACGTTGAAGCCCGCGATGCGGCCAACAACTCCGGCGGCAACCAGCTCCTGGGCGAGATCCCCGGACTTGATGAATTCCGGGGACAGGAGCAGGAGTCCCATGATCTCCGGGGAGACGAGCAGATAGCGATTGTCCGTCGGAACATTTGCTTTCCCGAGCGCCGTGCGTGCAGCGATGATCTTCGTCATCACATCGGCCTTCGTGCATGCTGTCGTGTCCGTGAGCGCGGTGCCTCCGGTCTCGAGCATGGTGATGCCTTCCTGATCGAGGGAGAGACCGAGCGCATAGCCAGCACTGTCGAGACGTTCGGCAATAATGCCATCCGGGACAGCGGCAGCATCATAGCCATCGATCAGTTCGTTCACGGCCTTGTCCTTGTTGATCGGGAGGTCCATGTAGGTGGTCGTCCCGGTTTCAAGAACAATGCCGGTGGCCTTGTTGTAGTCGCGCACTGACGGGTTGGTGTCGCGCACGGGAATCTTGACCATGCCAGCGGTCGGCGTGCCCTCGTAGATATTGTTGAAGATGAAGTTATCCTTCGTCACGAGGGTTGCGTGGAGCTTTGCCAGCACGAGCTTGGCGTAGCGATCCTGAGCAGCGTGTGCCATTTAATTTGTCCTCCTTAGACTTTTCCTTTCAGGGTCGGATTCCGCCGGAAGAACGCATCCTCGACCCCATCCGTTTTCGGAGGAGCACTACCATGGCGCATCCCTTCCGATGAGGGTGGAGACTGCTGACCCGTCTTGAAGCGCTCATTCGTCTTCAGCCAGGTGATCAGGGCGGTGTCGAAGTCCGTGTCATCATTGACGAGCTTCTGGACTTCATAGGTCGCATAATCGGCGAACTCCGCCGCGACCCCTGCCTTGATCGCTTTCTCGCGGTTCTCAAACATCTGGATCCGCGCCTCGGCCTCCGCCAGCTTCCTCAGGGCTTCATCAGCCTCAGGATTCGGCGTCTCGGACTTTTTCTTCTCCTGTTGCCATGCCTGGAACTCGTCCCAGGCTTTCTTATCCGGCAGCTTGGCCTTCTGAATGGCAACAAGACGGTCAACTTCTTCCTGCGTGTACGTTTTGGTTTCTTTCCCCTTCGTCTCATCGACTTCGGGCTGCGTCCCAGAGGTCTCATCGACTTCGGGCTGCTTGTTCTGGTCGTCACTCATGGGATCCTCCCGCGGCCTCATCGGTCCGCTGATTTAGAGCCTCATCGGCTGTTTGATGGTGCGCGATCGCGCTGGAGCCCGGCTCGCCTCCTGCAGCTGCAGCCAGACATAAATGGCTCCGAGCACTGTTCCTCGGCCAGTGCGCCGTGAGCAGCGGGGGTCTGCTCAGCGTGTAATCTCGGAGCCGCCGCGATGAGGAATCGAACCTCCCCTTAATCCAGGTGTCACCAGTTCGCGGCATAAAAAGAGCGGCAGCCTTTAGACTGTCGCTCCAGTTGGATGGTTCTCTCTTGCTTAGAGTTTGTCGCCTTCCGCCTCGGCCAAGCGTTCCGCTTTGAGGTATTCCTCGTAGGCCTTCCGCTCTTCAGGTGTGGCATCTTCGCTCAGTCCAGCGACAAAACCATCTTCGTCATAGATGAGTTTGTCCCAGAAGATCGGTTCCTCAATCATGGTGCCAGCTCCTTTCTGATTATGTCGACAATCGCCTGTGAGTAACGCTTCGCGTTCGTTCCGTTCGTGTACACGTCTGCCACGGCCTCAGCAAGACACTCGGATGCGCTCTTCGTCGCATACCTCGAAATGTCCTGCGTGATCTGCGCTTTGCTCATCCCACGGTAAACTGCATCCCCTCGCACGTTCAACCATGCCTGGCGTGTGATGCGCTTCGCCTCGGTGCATTTCGACCACGCCATTGATCGTTCAAGCGCTGATGTGTAGGTCGCATTTCGATTAATGATAATCGACTCAAGCAGGTGTCCCGCCTCATGAGCTCCGATGCTTGCAGGCGTCGCGTTGGCTGGCCAGAATCTGGAGGCTGAACAATTCCTCGCCGTCGCCTCCAGATTCTTCATGCTCGTGAAATATCTTGGATTCACGCCAAGTCTGCCCATTCGATTCATGCACATGACGCCTCGATCAACCGGTGCAATCTCTGTGAAAGCCGGAATCAAGTCAGGGTACTCATCCAGGATGTCGGTGAAGCCAGTGACAACAGACTTCACTGCATCAAAATCGCTCCGGCTCAATCCAGAATCATAGACAGCAGAATATCTCTGCGTAATCACCTGCTCAAGTTCGCTGTGAGTCTTTGCATCTCGCACGACCGGCGGCGCTGGTGGCTTCGGAGCCTTTGATGTCGCTGACGGCACGGTTGGCGGTCGATGTGTAGAGGGTCCCTTCGATGGAGATGATCTCGGCACGCCTGCAACGTGCTCGCGATCCGGCCTCCGTGTGCGTCCAGTGGTTCTAACGTGCTCGCGCATTTCGGCTTGTTTTGCTGCCAGGCGTCTACGCGAATTTGCGACGCCAGTATCATCGCCCGCAGCATCAGCAGCGACAATCTTACGTTTCTCGCTTCGGATGTCACGCTCGAGCTGTCTCTGTCGCTGGGCTTCGGCATAGACACGATTGTTCTCCTCCATCGGAACCGGACGGTAGGCCCGTTCGCTGACTCCCTCAAAGTATGGGTAGAACGTGTGGCCGCAGTTGACTCCTCCGAGCCCGCCGGCGGTTCCGTACCCTGTCACCTGGTAGAAACTCGGATACTTCCTCGACTTCCCGCTTATGCTGTAGATGCGGCCCTGCCACTCGGCATGCGAAGGGCGCGCTCCGACGTGGCTTGACACCTCAACGAGGTCGCTGCCCCATTGCTGCGCTCTGGTCAACTGCATCTCGTTCGTGACCTGCGCGCTTGATGTCAGCACATTGCGGCGAACTGCAACATCAAGTTGCTCCTGGCGTCTGTAGGGCCTTCCGTTTCGGTCAATGCCCTGGTACGTTGCGCCTTTGATGCCTCGCTCTCCGAGCTGCTGCACGGCGTGTCTGATCGCGCTTCCATAGTCGCGCGTTCCCGTAACCACGGACAAATAAGCCTGATTCACTGCATCAAGATAGGCCCTCCTGGAGGACTGCAGAGCAGTAGTGTTCGTCAGGTTTAGCTCTTGCCTCGCATTGGCAGCAACAGCGTCCAGGATGCGGCGGATCTGTGGCGACTGACTTGCCGACACCGGAATGGCCACAAGCCGCCCGAGGCGATAGGCCTGACGGAAGATTCGATCAGCCTCCGCGACTGCTCCATAACCGGCGTCCTGAATCGCCTGAATGAGTGCCTCCTCCTGGGCTGGCGATGAGCGTGCAATGATCTCGACGTTCTCTCTGTGAAGCGCTCCAAGCTGATGGAGCTTCTCCATGTACCAGTTGTCGATCCCGGAAACGGCCCCTTCATCGTCGACCCTGATGCGCCTTGCGATGTTGGCGATGAGATCATCCTCGAGCTGCTGTGTCAGCTCCTCGAGCGACATTGCCTCATTCACCACCTGCGCAATCATTTAACGCTCCTCTTGGCCCTCGTCTTCCGGTTCGATGAATTCGGCATGCTCCTGAGGCAACATCAGCGTCTCCACCGTCTCTCCCTGTCGCGCCTTGATGTCAGCAACAAACCGCTTTGCTGTTTCCTCATCCAGTCCGCGCGTCTCCATGAAGTAGGCAACCTCATCAATGAGGCCGGCCTGATATTCGAGCATCGCCTTCTGTCGGATTGCTGTCTCGTCCTGGATGATGCTGTCATCAAAATTGACCGAGATCTCGACATCCGGATTCATGCCCGCCATGACAGCAATCGATTTGCAGAGATCAATGATTGCCTTCCTGACCGGCAGCTTGTGACGCTGGAGGTTCTGATAGAGTGTTGACTTCTCCGATACCACCTCAGTCGCAGTCTTGACTCCGCCCCCTCCACGCTGGTATTCGTACCGGTCTGTCCCGAGGCCGACCCCGTCTGACAGGTAGTTCAGAGCGTCCTGCAGCCCCTGAGAATGTGCTTCGATCCTGAGATCCGATGTCAGATCAATGGGTTTCTGGGTCTCTCTGCTGTCACCACCAAGGTCAAGGCCATAGAAGGCGACGTCATTCGGGTCAAAGATCGGTTTCTTCTGTGCCTCTGCAACCGCTGTTCTGGCCATCGTGAGCGGCACGATGATCCGCTTCTTCCCTAGCTGGAACTCGTTATTACCTGAATCAAAAATCAGGTCGACCTTCTTCAGTCGGTCGATTGCGTTCGCGTAAACCGAGATTCCAAAGGGGCTGTCCAAGTCGACATTGTTGACCAGATTCGGCTGCATGATCTGAAATCGGGGCTGTGAGCTTCGGGTCGGGACTTCCGGAGCAATGCCATCCGGCAGGGCCACCTCTTTGCCGCTGTCCTTGTCGATCAGGTGGTTTGTTACAACATACCCACCAGTCTTCAGGCTGTGAATCGCGACGTAGTAGCGATCCTTCCCGGCCACACGCCGAACGCTCGCAAATGCGCAGTCAGTGATCTCGCCATTCTCCCAGGCAAGCGGGTAGATGCAATCGCCCCGCACGTAGTCAATGACGATCTGCCCACTGGCATCAAAGAACTCCACGAAGGCTCCTGTCCCGAGCGCGAATGTTAACTCCACGAGCTGGTTTGCCCTGAAGTCGAAGCCATTGAACTCAAAGACGTGCTGAACTAGATCGTTCAGGCGCTCATCTTCGGTCGAGACTTCAACACGCTCCGACAGAAGCAGCGATGCCCAGTCGGCGCAGATCTGCTTGGCCATGCGCATGCTCGCCCGCTTCTGCCCAGTGAACGCGATGCCGTTGTAGACCGTGTATGAATGAAAGCTCTCGGTATTGCCTTTGTACCAGGCAAGCCATGTCTCCATCTCTTCAGGCGGCGATGCCGGATTGAAGCCCTGTTTGCGAAGGAACTCGATGACTGGCATCCACTCACCTCCCGTAAAGAAGAGCCTCTGCGTAGGGCTCTGTGCTGTATTCCTGGCTGTCGATCGGGTCAATCACCGTTGTCCCGTCATCAAGTCGCCTGTCATCCATCGACTTACTGTCATAAAGAGCCGACCGGAAGGCTCCAATTGTCGACTCGCAATCTCTCATGATCTGCCAGCGGTCTCGCGCCAGCAGCAGCGTATAAAGCCGGATCCGATCAATGATCGGCCCTTTGATTGCGTTCTGTACCTGGTACGGCATCCGCGCCGCGATCAGAGCGGAATTCAGCCCGGCGATTAGGACCTGCTCAGCGCTGTCTGCGCGGATGTCGACGATGGGGATCTTGTAGCTCTGGCAACGCAGTAGAAACGAGATGAAGTCCGTCTCCAGCTGCGCGGGCGTGATGATGCCCTGCCGATAGTGGTCTGCAATGGTAACCACCCGATCCAACGTCCTGGGCAGCCCCGTGAATGTGAAGCTGTGGCCAGATTTGTTTCCACCGAAGTCAATGCCGATCGTTCCGAAGGCAAGGCTCTCCGGGAGCTCATCGATGATGTAACGCTCCGGGTTGTCAGCCAGCAGCTTGTAAATGACACCTTCAGCTGCCACCCACAGGCCTTCGATGTAGCGGTCATACAGGACTGATCCGGCATACTCCTTCTTTAGCTCCCGCACGAACACCGGATCAAGGAAGGTGTTGTCGTCGATGCTGTAATGCATCGAATAGATGTCGGCGTCTGAGTCGAGGAACACTTTCAGCCAGTGAGTAGGTGCTGCGGGGTTTCCCGTCCCGTCAAAGGTCGAGTTCGGACGGTCGAGACGGCTCTTCAGCATGTCAAATACGTCTCTGTGCCAAGTTGGTATTTCATCGCCGTAGCAGTATTCGATCGAACTACCACGGATCCGCTCCACCATCGAGATGTTGTCGGCTCCGAGCGCCCAGGCAGAGCGCCCAAAGAGATTGATTTCGCCCGAGCTCCTTACTCGACCGATCATCCCTTCCCCCCAGATGCCGCGCATTGGTTCGAGGATGTTTCGTTCGATGGTCGCCCTGGTGTTCCCCATCAGCACGATCAGGCCGCTTCCCGTTGTGCGCCGGACCCGTGCAGGGATCCTGAAGTAGTCCAGGTATGTCTTTCCGCTTCTAGTTGCACCAATCTGGAAGTTCCAGCGATGATGCTTCCGCATGGTCTCGCGCCATACTTCTTGCTGCTTAACTGTAAATGCCGCTGCCATTAGCCCATTGCCTCATCGAGCTTCTCGAGCAATGCATCGAGGCGATCACCCGAGTCAATGTCACTCGGCTCACGGCGCTGTCGCCAGTGCTGAGGCAGCCGGTTGTTAAGCCAGATCGCGATGCTGGTTGGGTCGGGCGGATAGTAGACAGAACTCTCTTGCGTTTGGATCTCCGTCCGGATCGTCTTGCCCGCGGCATTGACGATCTCTTTCTTCTTTGTGACCTTTTTCGGCACGCGGAAGCCAACAGCACGCTTGAACAGCGCATTCTCGACAAGAGCATCCGCCTGATCTTTGCTCTTTTTTAAGGCCTGACAGATCGGACTATGAGCCAGCTTCCACCGGGAAAGAGTGCGGACAGAGATCCCGATATTTTGAGCGATTTGCTCCTCGGTGAGACCGCGCCTAGCCCAGGAGCTGAGGATGTCGAGGTTGTCCGGCTCGAGCCATTCATGATACCTACCCTTCGCCACACAATCTCACCTCCAATCCCTGGCAGAAACCTCCGTAAAAGCAAAACGCCTCGGCGGGGTCCCGCCGTGGCGCACGTGTTCACATACAAAATAACACGTTTTTTCGGTTTTGTACCGCCAGCCACCGCCAACTAGCGCCAACCAGCGCCAAAAAGCTTTCCGTATTCCTCCAATGCAGTTTGATGATGTCCTCGAATGGCGCTGTAGCTGCACTCTTCTGCATCGGCAATCTTTTGCAGCTCGATTCCGTAGATCCAGTGAGAAAGGAGAATTCGGCGGTGTTGTGGGTTCTGCAAACGTCCGATCTTCAGTTTGACCTCTTCGCAGATGCGCTCCGCATCCTTCTGTTTTTCGCTGAGCTCAATCGCTTTGTCTGCAAAGCGCACCATCGCATCCTCAGTACGGTTTCTGTCGGAAAGATCTGGTAGCCGATCCTCGTTCATGGCGTGAGTAACTTTCTGGGCATCTTCCCGCAGCTGTGTGAGGATCAATTCAATATGCGCGATGTCTTTTTTCGCATGCCGGTAGCGCCCGAGATCCTCCCGGGCGCTCTCGCGCATATCATTGCGGATATCAAAGTCGAAAGTCATGGGCTCCATCATCCGCTCTCTCCACTCTCAACATCAGGCTGGCTTTATCACGTCTTTCTCATGCATCTCCAGCCATCGCTCAACATCATCGGCTTCCTGCTCCCAGATCCAGTCGCGGAGCATCCGGCTTGCCACTTCGAGCGCAGCGACTGCCTCGATCTCGGCTTTTTCGTGTGCTTCTTTCAGCAGGTTGCGCACTTCATTCAATGCCTGCTTGGCTTCCTCAACACTGAGTGTGCCACCGCCATCATCAACAGGGCGCTGCAACTGCTGCCGTATGCGCTTCCACTTGATGTAGTCGTTCAATTCATCTCCCTCCGCTTCTGTTCACGAAATATCAGCGCAGCTGCTAAGAAGGAAGCCACCCGATGCTCACCAGGTGCATCGGCGCATTCTTCGAAGAATCTTCCCGCCTCAGCAAGTGCGTGGTCTGGGACCTTGTCAATCCTCATCGCGAGATACTCAACTGCGCCTGCAACGTCATTGCAGTCATCACTGATCCCGATAATTCGTTTCAGAGCATCAGTGCCAAAGATGGACACCTGACTGCTTTCAGCAGGACGGCGCAGATTTTCGAGGATGAATCGCAGCTTCAGCTGTGTCTTAAGTGCCATCGGCTCACCATTCTCGATTCTGGTTACCGTCTGCCTGCACACGCCCATGAGCTCCGCCACGTCCGGTTGCGTCATAAAGTTCTGCTTGCGCAGAGTTCTAAGTTCGTTCCCGAGCTGCTGTCTCTCCACTGCTGTCATCGAGTCCTCCCTTCATCAGCCAGCTTCCAGCAGCCTGACCTCAACGCGCGGATGTACTGCGTCAACCTCGAAGTCATCCGAAAAGCTTCGGATCCACCGCCATGAGTCATCCGGCAGCACGCCCGCCTTTGTCATTCCGTCGAGGATCATCTTTTTCGCGCTTGCGAGATTATCCGGATCCGTCCGCTTGTCTTTGGCATACCAGGTGCAGGCGACTCTTACGCAACTCGCCACCGGGCGCAGTTTCTGCGCCCGGCACTCGAGCGCGACCAGGTGAGTCGCTTCGCGTTTCAACTTAGCGTATCGCGAGCGGTGGTCCTTCGCAGCGCTGATCACCTGGTTAAGCGAAGGCAGCGTTCCATGGATGATCAACACCTGGCTCATGCTGCACCTCGAGTCCTGTAGTCAAGCGAGCCCGTGTCGATGACGTTGCACATCCCCTTGATCCGGCTCACGATGGCTTCTGCTGTCTTTCGATCTCCACGGCCACCAACCAGACGCTCGATCAACTCCGTGTCGGTGTAATTGCAGGTGATGAGCACCGGCTTCTTCTCCGCATACCTCCGGTCAATGACGTCAAACAGCTTCTCGAGCGTCCAATCCGTTGGACGCTCTTTGCCCAGGTCATCGATCATCAAGAGATCCGACTCGGTCAGCATCTGCATCAGTGCCATTTCATCGAGCAAAGCGCCTCGCTCGTATGTCGCCCGGATCCGCTGGTAGAGCTCGACCGACCGTAGAGCAACAACAGGGACGCTCTGTTCAACGATGGCCAGCGCTGTCGCAGCAGCCAGGTGTGTCTTTCCGGACCCGACTCCGCCTGCGAGATAGAGGCCTGTGCCTCGATAGCGGCTGCCTTCCGTGTGCAGCTTCACGAAGTTCGCCGCATACCACCGGCACTTCGTAACGGCGATCTCGAAGGCCTCAGTTGTTGGCTTGAGCGACTCGAAAGTCTTGCCGGCAAATGTCTTCTGGAGCTCCGAGCGGTCCAGCATGCTGCTGAGTCGCTCATCGCGCAGCTGCATCTCGCGCTTCAATCTCGCGTCCTCGCGTTGCCGTTTCTGAAGCATGTCGTACGTTGTCCAGAATCGGACAGCCTTCTCACAGTTACACCGGATCGGGGCAGGTCGCCAGAAGATCCCGCCCCGGTCAGTGCCGGCGATGGACCCGACCAGATCCTCGATGCCGATAAGGCCGTAGGTGGGCAGGACGGCCCCACAATGCTCACAAGTGACGATCGGCGGAGTGAACTCGTTCGCGGTGCCTTCCTCGAACAGCCTGACATTAGAGGTCCGGATGTCCGGCTCCTCGCGCATCATCTTTTCGTAGTCATGCCGGTTCATCGATCACACCACCTTCCGGTCTCAGCGTGTCCACGTGAACGCGCTTGAACCAGGCTTCGATCTCGAGATCGGTCATGTTCAGCGGGTCGACGATGCCAAGGCCCTTCGCCTTCCGGTACTCCTCCTCCTGCATCTGCGAATAGGCCGCATCCGGATCAATGGAAGCAGCGTTCCCTTGTGAGCGCTGCCGGTTGGCAGCTCGCTCCTTTCTGCGCTGGAAATCACGCTCTCTAGCTTCGAGACCTTCGAGTGTGGTAATGCCGTCCTGGATGAGGTGGCCCACAATGGCCTTGATATAAGCGAAGTTTCGAGCTCCCTTATCGTCCGCCTCCTCAATGCAGCGAACGATAACTCCTGGCTCAATCCCGCTCTCGGTAACCCAGGACTGCATGTCTTCGATAACTCGCCTCGAT